AAGGGAGGGATCTTTCAGGCTGGCAAAAGGTGTCCAGTCTTTCCGAGATAGGTAGAAGAGCGTCTTAGCCTCATTATACATCTGGTCCCTTCCCCGCTGCGCCTCGGAGCGTTGTGAGCCCGGGATGGCATTAAAGAGTCTTATAAATTGTTCTTGATACGAGGGCATACCGGTATCAATCTTGGCTTCCCTGGCTTCTCTGCGAGCGAAAGACCTTTCAACCAAAGAATCTACCTCCTCCTTTATCTTGGCTTTGGTCCACTTCTCGTCATCGTCGGATTTATCAGCACCAACACCATCGACAGTAGATGCCTTCGTTTCTTGAAATTGGTCTAGGGCGGCGAGCAACTGGACTCTATGTTCCAAAGACCCCTTCCAGTCAGGGAAGTTGATCCAGTCCATTGCCATTTGTAGGCCGGATTTGGGATTTTCAGACAGATATTCTAACAATTTACTAGCAGCAACCTCTGGTTCTTCCTCAAGAATGTAGTTAAATGACTCATTTAGCTCCTGGTAATACTCATTTAGCTCCTGTTGATACTCATTATCCTGTTGACTGGTATCGTCACCTTCTCCGTCTTCTTCCACGTCAGTGGGTAACAATTCCCACGGGACGCCCTTTCCGGCTAGGCTGGCATTGTACTCATCCAATACCTCGCTAAATGCTTGTTCGGTGCGGGGGTAGGCCAGGATTGCGTCTACTGTCTCGTCAGTGGATGGCAAATCCCACCTGTCCTCGTACTCTTTCAATATGTCCGGTACGCTGTCCTCGTACTTTTCCAATGCCACTTTAAATGCGTCTGCTTTATCTTCAAATAATTCTTCATTTGCAGCTTCGTTTGCTTCCATAATATTATTGACAATACCCTCGTCGTCAGGCCAAACGTAGGTCCCTTCATAAGGGTCCACCTCGACATCGTATCCCAACCACCCGAAGTCCTCATACGGGTCTTCATCTGGCCCGAACATTTCATCTTCTAGGGCTTCAAGTTTCTGGTCCTGGACATTGGTATAATCTGCTATTGACTGATCCCAGGTGAGACCTTTCTCAAGCATGCCCCAGAAGACTTCTATTTCAGCGCCCGTATGGGCTTTTTCCATCGCAAGTGTCAGATGTTCATAATCGCCAAACATATTATTATTATTAGCCATCTCTTATCCTCCCTAAGCGCCCGGTCTCGGTGTGCCCGGAGGCACTAACGGACCAGCCTGTGGAGTCGGCATAGGTGGCGGAACTCCCTGCATTGCCGGTGGCATCACCGCCGGGTTCATTGTCGGTGGCCCGCCAGGGGGAGCCCCAGGAGGGGGAGCCCCCGGAGGCCCTCCAGGGGGGCCTCCAGATGGAGAGGAGTTCCGCATTTCCGCTGCCTGTCGTTTCTGCATAATCACCGACGTTAGTTCATTGGCATAAAACCGCACCAGGTCATCTCGTCCTTGCCGTTCTGAGGCACGGAGCAGTGTCCAGAGTGCTGCCTCGGGGAGCATCCTTTCTGCCATCTGCTCCTTGATCGAATCGTCCATCTGGTCAGCGTCCTGTATTGCAAGGATGCGATCCCTAATGGCACGGTCGGAGAGTAGTGGCGTCGGGCCTTCCCTAGCAATCTGGGCCATTGAGTAGCGGGTCATGTCGTCCTGTGGCAATTGACCCACTAGGTTGACAAGCGGTGCGCCCGTATTCTTCATGGAGTCCGGGTTTATCTCCTCAGTGAAGTACACCCTGTTCCGATCCATACCGGAGACTTCCATAGACTTAAAAGAGCCACCAGCGTACTGGTCTGAGATGAGATTAAATATCATCTGATAGGCCCGTTCAACTCCTCTGAGGTACTTGTTGACCGTCGTTTCTACGCCCTGTCGGAGCGTATTGATAGCAAATCCGCTTAACTGGAACGGCAGTTCGCCGTACACAGAGTGCGGGATGGAACCCCGCTGCATCTCACCGGAGACTAGGCTCATAAACGCCCCGGTCTCCTTAGCGACTTCCAGTAGCCCAAGGGGTTCGACGTTCTCGTTCTGAGCAAGGGAAATCTCCGAACCTTCCAGATACGGGTCTTCATCGAGTGATTTTGTCCCATCCCTGGAACGGACGATGAGCCCCTGCCTTCGGGACCGTGCGGTCAGTTCGAGAAGCGTACTCATCATGAGGTTATGCTTGGGATACAAATCCCTTGTCGAATGGAAGACGCTTTCTCCCACATCGGCGATGGTATCCACCGTATTGGATGAGGCCAGCGTAACGATATAGGGGTTTGCCCCGATAGGGCAGACAAACGCAGGCACCTGGTCAGCGCCGTGGACTACCTGTTTCTTCACCGTCTTAGTTAAGGGGCTGTCCCCTGAGCCGTTATAGATGATGATCGTATTCATTTCCTTGTCGTAGAAGTCATAGACGGCAATGGCATCTCCCCGATACGGAGTATCCCAGTCCACCCGGATACCATACTGAGCAAAGATCTGGTCCTTTGTCTTCGGAACCTTATAGCAAACCCAGTCCAACCCTTCCGGTCCGACACCCCAATAGGTATGCATCGGGTCCCACGGGGTTATGTCAACGTAGGTTGTGCCATCTTTTCTTTTTGCGAGGAGCGCTCTGCCTGCGACCCACCCACGAACTGCCGCATACCAGCCGAGCTGGTCACGGAGGGTCGGGACCATCATCCGCATGAGCCGTTCATCGGCGGCACGGGATATCCCGATCAGGAAGCGTTCCTTCATTTCGTTCCGCTGCCGCAGATCCGGGTCAACGGTATCGTGGGGAATCCTGACGGTCATCTCCGCCCCGGACACCCAGCCGATAACCTTTTCCGCATAGGTCTGCGGGCTATTCGACGTATAGGACTGGTATCCCTCGCCTGCGTCAAAGGGCTCCAGGCGGTACAGGTCATGGTCTTCCTGCATCCTAGTCCTGAGCGGCTCGGTTGCATCATAGTGTGCATCGACCAGCTCGATAATATCTTCAGGTTTCCGTTTCGCCATTTACCACCTCTTCACATGGATACTCTGCCGTCCTTCGACGTAGCCGTACCCGAAACGATCTATGAGACCATAAATCACTGCTTTTACCCCGTGATTGTTTTTATCTTCCGGGATATCCCCTACTATATTCCCTTCTCGGTCTGTTTTCCAGCGGTAGACCCTCGTCTGCCCGTCAAACGGGCTGGGTGCAGCGCCGAATTCCGACAGCATCCCGCCGCATTTCGGACTAAACACAATACGTGGAGCGTGTGTTGCGGGATTAATCTTGAGCCACCCTTTCAGCCTCTCCGTCCCCTCGTTGATCCTGATTTTCTGTGACGAGAGATAGAGCCCGGTTTTCTCAAGCCATACCTCTGCTGGTGCTGCCATGGCTTGGTGCTGGGTTCCGGCGATGTCGATGACACCGAATCGGACATCTCTCCACCAGGGTCTGGACTGGGCGATGTCGATGATTTCGTCGGTAACGAGTCCTTGTTCGTAGATCTCGTCGATAATACAGATTTGTTCACCCCGGACTTGTACCACTTCCACGGCATAAGCGCCTGCATAACCTGGGTCCATCCAGAGATGAACAGGTTCACCTTGTTCATATTCCACCTCGCTAATATGCGCGTCGGGACGAAACTCTGGAAAGACCAGCCCTTTGGGCGGACTCGGTTTCCCCTCGATACGCTCCATAAAAAAGTCGTCACTTGAGACATCCTTGAGTCTCAGTATTTCCGGGTCGGTTGCCCCACCCGGGTAGAGATATACATTCGTATAGCTTGGAAGCGAATAGGCCCGTGCCTCCTTGTCTGCCCCGCTTGCCCACGCGGTGAACATCTGGGGATACCATCCTAAGCTCCCCTCGAAGGTTCCGGCGAGGAACATCCACCCCCTCTTCGGGGCGCAGCGCCCCCTAAGTCTGAAGAAGGTTTCGATATCGAGCTGGGACGCTTCGCATCCGAGAATTCCATTAGGGGCCCGCATTGCAAGAGTTCGAGGGTCTTTAGCACTCTTCGTCTCGATTCTGGTGCCATCCGCAAGAGTGAGATGACCAGGGTCAACTCGCTTAGACGCTTCTTTAAGAATACCGAGGGCGGAGAAGTCCTGTAAGAGGTACTCGAATTCCGCCCTCGTCCGTTCATAGTCTGCCGCAACGAGCCAGTAGAGCCCTTTCTCTTCCGTATCCGCGAATCTACTGAGGAGATACTTTGCGGCAATAAGAGACTTGCCAGCCTGTTCGCCCCCGGCAACCAGGTTAAACCTATAGGGGCTATCGAGAATAACAGCCTGCTCATTCGTCGGCGTAAAACCCACTTTTTGAAATAGGTAATCACGTAACAGCGGCCCCTTTACCAGTGTTGTCAACGCTTCTTCCTTGCCTTCCCAGCCTTAGATAGCGCAATAGCAACCGCCTGTTTCTGAGGACGGCCTTCCTTTTTGAGCCGGCGGATATTCTTACTTACCGTCTTCCGGCTTGTCC